TGTTCCCATCTTTACCCTTTGTCCAAAGTTTAGCGGCGTACCGTTTCTTTGAATATAGAAAGTATGGGCAATAGACCTTCTCAAGTTCCAGGTTATTAGGTTTTTTGAAGAGGGCGCTACACTCCTCCGCTGCCCTTTCACCAATCTCCCAGCTGTATTCAATCGCCTCTATACCCTTACGATCCCCGACATCAAACTCAACCATGACTGAATCTGTATCACCGTATCTCACTTTCGCTCCCGGAAAGTTAGCCTCGACGTAAGTTTTTGTTTCTTCGATCATCGCGCGCCCACGGAATGTCGTCGCTGAAGCTATCGGTACACATGGGAGAATACCCTTCCCAGCACCAGTGAAGCCATACACGGAGTTCATCGAGATCTTATACGCCAACTGTTTACCGTTATACACCTCCTTCATGTATCCAGTTGCAGAAGCCATATCCTTTTTCGCCTTTTTACGAAACTGTTTGAGTTCAAGTAAAATACTCGGTAAAAGACTAGGAACATCCTGCGCGAATTTATACGTCTTATCCTTAATTTGAAAGGTTTCATAGGTCACACCAGGAATATTTCCATAATCTTTTTCATTCATGACGTATGATGAGTAACACAGGTTATGCGCCATCATGATCGATGGGTACAGGGCTTCAAAATCCAAGGCGGTGATTGGGGTGTAGTACGCCCCTTTTTGTGCTTCGAGTACCGTAGCACCCTCATACTGTTCTTCGGGTAATTGTCCATACCTAATCGTCGGAATCATGAAACCCATTTCCCTCGCCTTTTTCGACAACTGACTAAAGACCTTGATCTGCTGACCTCTCTCAACGAGGAAACACATCGGAACCCAAGTCGCTTTAGCCATCTCGAGGAGGTTGAGAAGAATGCACATCTTCTTCATGAGTTTATGTGGTAATAGGGTATCTTTCACACAGTACTCAGCCACCTCCCTTAACTTGATGGGATCACCTTCAGCGTATCGAGCGAACATCTCCTTTGGAGACATGTCGATTTTCTGGTCACCGAGGTATAATTTTGATACGTTGTTGAGACTGTATGAATCCAATTTATACCCTTTCTTCACTTCGTGGAACATATCGAAAATGAAACGCCCCGACATTGGGAGTAATTTCAATACGTTATCACCCAATGCACTCGAGCTCAACTTTTTAACAGTGATTTCACACTCTTGACTCTTCAACTTCCCCATCTTAAAAAACTCGGGATTACATCCAACGATAAAAGCTCTCGTGTAAATATAATCAAGATCAAAACCAAAAATGTTCCATCCGGTCATGATATCAATATCCTTCTGATGTATGTACTGTTGAAATGCCTCAAGCATTTCCCGTTCTGTATCGAAACTCACGATTGTACACCCATCGAGGTTTGAATCAGTTTTCTTATAACAAAAGCAGGTCTTATCGTACGGTTCATCATTACCGAATGTACAGAGAGATACCGCTATTTGAAAACATGCATCCTCTTTCACATTTGGATTGGGGAATTTACCAGTAGAACTGTTACATTCGATATCGAAAGACGCCACTACAAATGGAGCGATATCATCCCGGGGTACAGGTTTCAGTGTAGTCCAGTCGTTACAGAAAAGATCTATATCCACTCTCGCAAGGTGTGAACGTACACAGTTATCACCCGTCTTCAGCCACCCGGTTGACTGGATACCAGTTCGATGCATTAGTCTGAGAACTGGGTCGATATTCGATTCAAAAACTTTCATTCGCTGTGTACCGGAAGTTATCTGAATCGGATTTTTCAGGAAATAGTCCACGCGACGTCGACTCCCGAGGTTTTTAAAGTCTAGTTTCATGTACATGAATTCCTTATTATTTTGAAACCCCCATACATCTTTGGCTTTCATGACCGAAAAAGAAACCAAGCAATTTGGACACTTCTTGTCTATGAAGTTGTAAATTTCTTGTACAGTCTGTTGAGTGACGCGCTCAGAGAGCTTGATAAAGAAGTATGGTGTAAACACTGTGGTCACACATACAGATTTCCCATCCTCAGTCTTCCCAAAAATACTGATTAAGTGTTCATCATCTGTATCTACCGCTTCCCATGTGAGTGCCTGAAACTCAACACCCATCCCCGTTGTGTATACAATGAGCGAAAATTTTAATATCGTTTACTAATAAATGTCAGCTGCTTTAATTGACCTCGTTTCTGTGGGTGCTCAGGATGTGTACATCACTGGTCAGCCCGAGATAACTTTTTTCCGTCAAAACTACAAGCGGTACACCAATTTCGCCATCAAGCCTGAACGTCTTGATTACATCGGTACCTTCGGTAGCGGTAATGAAGTCACTATACCCATCAAGTCCAAGGGTGATCTTCTGAGTTATATTTGGATCGAAGCGGAAAACATCGGTGCTACCGGTAGTTCCAACCTCGGTTTTTTCGATAAGGATGAAACGACCACCACTGAGTTCCAACTCTGGATCGGTGGTCAGAAGGTTTCTCAAATCGACGCCTTGTACATTCAGGGTGTTCACAATCTTCTGTACAAGGATAACCAAGCTAAGGCGTCTTGCGCCGTAACCCTTGATGAAGTTCCCCAAAATGCTCTCGGTTCTTCCACGCATGCGAACCACTACGTCCTTCCATTCTTTTTCAGTGATGACTGGACCAAGTCCCTCCCTCTCGTGGGTCTCCAGTACCATGACGTCGAAATTCGCGTGAAGTGCCGTGGGGGTACGTTCGCCCCCAGCAACGTGAAGGTATTTGGTACCTATGTGTATCTCGATACTGATGAACGTAAGTTCTTCATCGACAACGAACATGAGATTCTCTTCACCCAAACCCAATACCAGCCAATGACCGCGGCTGATACCGAAGTTGATCTTACGTATTTCAACCACCCCGTCAAGGCTCTTCACGTCGTTTCCTCCGAAGCCGATACCAATAAGTGGTCCACCAACTGGACGTTCGATACATCGACTTTGTACATCAACGGTACACCACTCTTCGAGAATATGTCCTCCGCATTCCATCACAACGTCGTCCCAGAGATGCATTGCTCGGTTCTCCCCCATGATTCCCTGAGCACAGTCTCTACATTCACATGGCCTTTCTGCCTCACCATGAACAAGTCTCAACCCACTGGAACACTGAACTTTTCTCGCATCGATAACGCGAAGCTCGCTCTCAATGGTAACAGTGTACGCAACGGTAACTTAGTCAGGGCGTATGCGGTCAACTATAACATTCTTCGTATCAAGAATGGTATGGGTGGTGTCGCTTTCGGTAATTAAGCCCAGTTTTCAATTAGTGTTTTTGTCTTTTCATACATTTTCTTCCCATAGAAGGTTTTATCCTTCTCTTGACCCCAAATTGTGAGTCGGTCTTCAAGAAACCCCTTGAACTTATCCGAGTCACAGTTAGACTTGTATCGAACTTTTTCAGCCTTAAGTGCTTCCTCCATAGCAGCTAAACGACAATCCATTGAACGCTTAGCAAACTCATCAGGAGTGATACGACTGGACACATCAGCTGTTTTCTTGTTCATATACAGTATGGACGACTCTACACTTTATACCATTTTGTATTATTGTCGTTCATGTCGAAGAACATACGACGGTCATGCTCAGTGCTGCTTTGAGATGGATCACACCAAAGTTAAAATCCCAGTAAACACTAAATGATCCCCCTTATCATAGCTGGTGTCCTTACTGGAGCTCTCGCATACACACATATGGGTCAGAACCTCATTTCTTCATCTGAAGCTAAGCGCCTCATCAAAAAGGGGAAGATAAAGAAGGTCATCGATGTTCGCACCATCACAGAATATCGTCTAGGACATTACCCCAAGGCACTTCACATCCCTGTCGATAAGATTAACGAGAAGACGACCACAGAACTCCCTAAGAAGGGTTTACTCGTCTACTGCAACACTGGGCAGCGAGCCAGATTTGCAGCAGAGAAATTGGAGGAACTTGGGTTCGAAGATGTATATTACATCGCTGGATTGTACACAAGCTTACTTTAACTTTACCCCCAGTACCCTCCTCAATTTTTGGAGGACACCAGGGTCTGGAATGGCTCGACCCGACTCATATGAACCTATGATACTCGCATTCACCCCAACTGCGATTGCTAAATCTTTTTGTGTTTTGAAACCTTTAGCAATACGCCCCTGTTGAATCATCTTCGCCATGGAGAGTGGTACCTTCTTATGGGTACCCAACTCCTCATCCTCCAACTTTTGCTCCTTTGTACGTTCATAGTGCTTGGGTGGGGGTCGCTGGTTAACAGGGGCAGCCTTTCCGTGAATAATGACCGGCTTCCAATCCTGATGACTCATATGTCTAGATAGTACGTTTTGTTTTTAAGATTCTTTCCAAACGTTCATTTTCCTTCCGCATAAATATCGTCAGTTGAACAACTTCACCTGTGAGTGTTACCCTCCCGTGTTGTTTTAGGGAAGAAACACT